AAAGACTTGCCCATCCAGAAGGACCGAGGCGTTGCCAATCTTCTCGAGCTTTAGGAAATATGGTCTGTGAAGGACCAACTTCTATAAAGTATTTGAGAATTTCGTCAACAAATCGTGGGTCATCGCGTCCGGAATAGTATCCCGGATCAACGCGAACCCTATCCATCCAGAGGACAATCTCGCAAAGTCGCAAGAGAGGGCTCCCAGTGTACGCCACCTTTGGCGTACCGGTTATGTCCGACCTGACTGACAACCCGAGGATTCCAAGGGTTGTAGTCCAGTGTGGAGAAGTCCACCAAACGGGCATATCCGTCCCTTTGGTCTCTGGTAGTTCTTTGCGTAACCGCAAAGACACGCCGCTCCCAGCGGTGCAAAAGAGCATTCCATCTTGTTCGAAGATGGCACTCTGATGTCCCGCTGAAAGATATGAGCCCAAAGGCCCCAGCGTTGTCGGTCCCAACGATCCGAAGCCTACGCATTGCGTAACTCGGAACTCGGGATAAGAGTGATAACGATGCATGCCAATATCCTTTCAAGAAAAGGTTGTTGGACTCATCAACTATCGCAATGACGTCGCTGGGGGTGTCGGGACTGAAGACCTGCGGCTTACATGGGGTGATATTATACCCCTTGAAGCCGTGGGTGCCACAAGATTCCCTAAAATTCCCTGTCGCGAACGATTTACGTTCGTTGACTTTGAGTCCTAGGGTTTCAAGTAGCATTCTCAGTCCAACGTATCCGTGTGTGGGAATTATTATATCATCCCCATACACGCGTACCGTCTTCCTCATCCGGTTAATCGTGTTCCAATTGATGGGCCCGCGGCTTGAAGCCGCTAAGGCACAACAAAGGAATACAATCGACTGGACAGGGAAAGTAACGCCGGTCCCTTGAGAAGCGAACTTCTTGAATTGCAAGAAGTCCTTACGTTTGGCGTCAAGCCTCACGTATCTCGTACGGGCAGCGTGGAAAGCGCGTAACAACGCAGGATTTCTGCGAAATATACGCTCAACCACAAAGCACGAAAGGCGGTCGCTAGCATCAGATAAATCAACTGTTGCCAGGCTTCCGTCCTGGGACGCTCTTAATACTAAGTTACCCGACTTGTGTTGAGCCTTTAGGTCGATAAAAGCACCTTCGAAAAGGCGCTCAAATTCGAAAGAAAGGAAATTCAACACAAGCCCTTGGCACCATTGATGCGCCACGGGCTCAGCCGCAATGATCCTTGGACTCTTGCGAGTCTTTGGAACAGTATGCAACTGACTAGGGCTTTCCGACTCAGGGACCTCAGTAAGGTCATTATGGCACTTACCGAAGATCTGATAAGGAAAGATAGTATTGAGTTTGCGAGGCCAAGAGGTGAATGCCGACTTACCGTCAGCACCAATTCTCTCAGCCACAGCACCGGTACCATGTCTTAAACCAGACTTCCCCTCATATTCTATGAGCAAGTCCATCCATATTACTGGATCGAACGGCAGCATGGAGCCAACTATAAGGTCGGCAACTTGCTGTGCTCTGTTGAGTAGGAAGTCGACGCGCCCTGGATCCGGAGCGGTTAGTTCCGGAAACAGGGGAATGGAATCTATCTCTTTCGCTTCAGCAAGGCTGAGACGATCGAGACAGCTTTCCGACTCAAATAATTGATCCCTTTGCCAATCAAGGCTTGGAGATCGGATTTGAGATTCGACATTGATATACTCCTTTATCGCCTGAAGACGGCGACGAGGAGAGCAATCGCTCCGAAACCTCTTGGCTAGATTAGCCAGTTGGTCCAAGAACCCGATAGCATCAACGTCAGCGTCAGGTCTTAAGACAGACTGATTGTCAAACACACGCAACCAGAGTCCCGCGAAAATTCTCGGCACTCTGACCTTCTTAGAAACCCAACCGAACGGGTTCCCAGAGGAAGGAAGGCGTCCGCACTTAAGGCCCTCAAGAAGGAGGTCCGAAAGGAGCGGGAGGTCTAGGCATAATACACCTATTCCTCTATGTTGACATAAAAGGGAGAGTCGCTTGTAATCACGATCAAACCCTTTCACAGTCGGATACGCTAGACGGGC